TTTTAATCGTCATTCTTGTTACAGGTAAAGTAGTTCCAGCAGAAGAAGTTTTAAGTTCAATCCTACCAGGCATATCATCAGTTCCAGGAGTTCCGTCAACAAGAAATGCAATCTGTGCAGCATCTTTGTAAGCAGCCCCATCATATCCGTGTCCTACTATCCTACCAAGTGGCAAACCATCAGTTACTATTGTTTTTGTAGTCAAATCTCCCATTGCTCTATCAAATATAAATAATGGGTCGCCATCATCTTTTGCGTGTTCTAATACCATATCTGCATCAGTTTCAGAAGCTATGTGGAATAATTCATTACCGAAAGTTGAGGTATCACCAATTCTAACTTTACTAGCAAAATACGCTTTCCCGTCAGTATCTAAAGTAAATACACTCGCATCATCACTATCAAGACCCTCAATAATTTTAGTAGTTCCATTATTTGTTGAGCCTTTGACAGTTAATCTACTTGTTCCGTCCCCTCCATTTTTACCAATGTAAAAACTACCATAAGCAGAACTCTCGCTTAAATTCCAATTAGACACTACATTCCCAGCAGTACCAGTCCCAGCTCCAGCAGAAGTTTCAATATATAAAGTTCCACCATTTCCTTGTGTATCAGCTGCTCCTAATTTAAGACTTATACCTCCACCATCACCAGTATCGGCTGCATCAGAAGCTTCTAATTTAATATCATTTGCGTTACCAGAAGACATTGTCACACTCCCAATATTTAAGTCTTGGTCAAGCGAAACTAAACTCTGGTCCCAATCATCGCCAGTAAAAGTAATACCTATATTAAATCCACTTCCACCTGCTGTTTTATCAAGATTATAATATTCTCCAAATAATAATGAACTAGCGTCATCACTTGCATTAGTCAAAAGAGTTGTTTTATTTCCGTATAGCATTTCATCTGCTCCAAGACCTCCAGATGTTGCAGTAACATTTGATAATATTTCTCCATCAGTCAAAGTATCCGCAAGTGTAGTATTACCAGTCATAGCAATATCACCATTATTCTTGATGTTAAATTTACTACTAGCACCTACTAATAAATCCATTAAGTAGACATCATTCCAACCTGTTGTATCTGTTTCTGTTAAAATTCCTTTAATCATTCTATAAGTATCAGAACCACCAGCTGCACCACTATCATTTAATGATTGACTAATACCAATTCCAAAGTCATCAGTCCCACCAGAAGTCAAAGTTGTTGGTGTTACTTGAGCTTTTAAACCTGCAAGAGTTAAAGCATTGCTTGAACTTGCACCTACTGTTAAAGCTCCATTACCATATAAATTACCATCTTTATCAATATACGATTTTAGGCTAGTAACTACATCACTATAAAATTCTATAATTCTATCTCCTGCTGTTGTTAATTCAGTTGCATTACCTATCCTAACTGCCACACCTGAACCATCACTAGCATCTTGTCCGAATACATTTAATGGTATAGAGTTCCTTGCTACGAAGTTATTTGTTTTAATTTGGTCGTTTGCAAATATTGCTGCGAAACTTCCATTAGAAGTAAAGCCAATTTCACCAGAGCCAACACGATATAACCCTGTATCTGTATCATCTGTAAACACCATAGCTGGGTCTGTATAACTTCCATCTGATAAAAAGATTTGGTCTGCAAAAATGTTTGTTCCTGAAATGTTTGGTAAATATGCAGTACCACTAACAGATATGCCATTGTGGAATGTTCCTGTAGAGGTTACATCTAATTCACCACCAACATAAAGGTCGCCAGTAGTAGTAGCCATTATGTTTACTAGAAGATTGTCAGTTATCATATTAGTAGTAGAAACAGTATCAGCTACTAAAGTTGCATTATTTAAATCTACAACTTCTATATCACTTTGTGCTTGAGCAGTTATCACACCGCCATCATCTATCTTTTTAAAGCCAGAGTTTTCTGTTGCTCTTCCTAAATTTTTATCACAACCAGCTCCCATTACTATAGTGAGAGCGAAGACTGCGAATAATGAGAGTAGTTTTTTCATATTTTATTGATTATTAGATACTTTACAAGGAACTGTTGTTGTTCCTGATGAATAACTTGTAAAATCGGCGTTAAACCATTTGAGTAAATCAACATTTATTCTAAAGTCCCTCACATCAGAAGAATTAGTCATTACTACTCCAGTATCACCATCGTAAGAAACTCCATTCATATTATCAATAGCTTCTACATAATCCCAAGTATTAGTAGCAGATTTAATGCTATCCCAAACAGGTTGAGCATCTTGTATAGAACCCATAAATTTAAGAGTTCCTGTTGTTGCTTGCGAAATAATATCACAGGCGATATTCATATAATTAGATACTTCTATACCAGTACCAGCAGTTGTTGTCGCTGAGTCAGTATAAATATATTGTAGTGGTATATTTTCTCTGTAATTTAATCCCCCTAAAATTCCAGCAGTACCTATACCCAGTATAGCTAGAATCCCTTGTATTTTTTGTTTTAATGTCATACATTTTTTTAATTAAATAAACTTTATATGAGAGAGGAAGTTTTTAAGTTCCTCCCCCCTCATAAAACCTATTTAGCTATTATAGTTATCTACTTGCATTAAATATGTAGTAGCACTATCTCTAATAATAGTTACTTTAGCTGATTTATCTGCTGTAATTGTAGCAGTTGCATCTAAGTCAAGATTACCTCCACCACCTACTGCGAGGATAGTTGAGGTAGTGATAGTTTTGACATTAAATGAAAGTGTATCTCCATTAGTTGTTAAACAATCTGCAAATAAAGTAGTAGTTGCAGGAAGTGTAATTGATGGAGTACCAGTTGCAGGAGTAACAGTCCATAAAGGATTATCACACACATTAGCGGCTGTTGCAGTTGATGTTACTGTAAAAGTAGCAATAGCACCTGTTTTAACAGGAGTTTTTACTCTTACATCTCCTGTAGCTGTAATACCCTTATCTGAACTGATAACAGTAGTACCATTTACCAAGAAACCACCCGCAGCATCAAAAGCACCAGAAGTGTGAGAAGCATCAGCTCCTAACATCCCCATTCCTGAAGATTGAGCTTCAATATAATCACCTTCTACAACTACTTTAACACTACCTGCGAAAGCAAATACTGTACCTGCTATGGCTATAACGCCTAGTAAAGCAACTAAACTAAATAGGATTTTATTTTGGATAGATTTACTATCCGATTTTTGTTTTTTCATAATCCTTACTTAGTTAATTAGCTATTTGTACCATCTGAACCTTGCCATTTGCGTGAGTCGTTATGACCTAAAGCAAATGTTGATAAAGCAGAATATTGAATTTCCTTTGTCTTAAAGATTGTATTAGGACCTTCAAGCATTGGAGCTTCTGATTCAAGATATTGCAAACCAAATCCATAATCACCAATTTGTTTACTATCAAAACCATACCAGTAATTACGATTAGTCAAACGAGGCAATGCAAGGATTTTGAAAGCTGGAATACCATTTCCATCTCTATCAGTAGATTCTGGTTTCAAACCTTTCTTAATAGCTCCTAAGATTTCCATAGCTTTGTAATACGGAGTCGAACCTTTAGCGAATACATAAGTGTCAATATCTAAATCTTCCATTAGATTACCTTTACCATCTTTAACTAAAGAAGCTGTGCGACCAGATGCTTTAAGTGCATCATAGTCAAAATCCATATTATATGTACTTCCATCGTAAACAATGTTGTTCCAGTTAGAACCACCATCTTCTCTAGTGTGAGAAGCAGTGAAGAAAGCTGCACCATCACCACCAGTTGTAGTAATAGTTTTGTTTCCTCTGCCATCAGCGTGAGAATATGAAGTATCCCAACCATTGTCTAATCTTTCAGCACAAAGCAATTCTCTTTTACGAACAATAGCAGCACGCAATTCATTCACAATCTTTGTCATATCACGCTTTTTGATACCAAATTTCCACATCTTACGAGTGAAAGGTAACATTTTTGCTATATCTTCTTGAGTATAACTTTTGTCAAATCCTTGTACAGGACTTTCTTCTAAGATAGATGCATTTTCAGGTTCTAAGAAATCAGCTTCCCCTAAACCTGTGATTGAACTATCTTTTCTTACTAAATCTACTACGCCAGTCTCCACTGTGTAATATTTTTTATAGTTTTCATTATCAGCTTTTGCTGACTTGATAAACATTTTCTGTATGCTTGGGTCGTATAAATCCGCAGCATCAGTTATGTGCATAGGTGTACTCATATAATTTAACTTACGTCAGCGTCCTGACCGAGGACTAAAAAGCGGCCGATAAGTTTTTTTGCAGAAGCAACACCTTTTACAATTAATGCTTCGAAGATTCCTTCGTTTAAAGCACTATCTGTTCCAGTGTTATTTACTGTGGCACTATCGGTTAATACCATTCTTTCTAATACTTGTGTTGAAGCTGTCTCATTTGTACAATCAACTTCGTATAAGTCGTTTGCTTGTACAGGTTCAACTTTAATTTGTGTATCGGCAGTAGTAATAGTTTCACGAGCTAACCAAAGTGTATTGGTTGTAGCTGCGGCACTAGTTGCGGCAACAAGTACATTATTTGACCTGTCAGCCATTAACAAAGTATCTTTTACTATTGTTAATGAATCAACTGGCAAATAAATAGCACCTGCTTCTACTCCTGCTACCAAACTTCCAATTCGTTTAATAGACATAATTATTTATTATTTATTATTTATTCTTCCCACACTCCCATTTCTTTCATCACTTTGATTTGGTCGGGTGTATGGTTTCCAGATGAGCTTTTAGCTTTTTTACCAGAATTTACTCCAACACCTTGTCTTTGGTTTTTAACTTCATTGACTTTTTGTTTTTTCTCTGAATCATCAGTTGTTTCAGGGAACAAGTCTTTGTGAGCTTTTTCCAAATTCTTTTCAAGGTAGTTTAAATCTGTACTATAACTTTTAAGTTCTTTAAATAGTTTGTCAGAATTAGCTTTGTTATTATATTCAGGATGTTTATCAACAAAGGTTTTGAGAATACTGTTTTGTGTATCCTCTTTTTGTTGGTGTTCTAATTCATCCTTTTTAACAAAGCCCATAGCCTTAGCTAGTTCGCCAAACCTTTTAACTTCATCATCGTCATATTCAGATAGAACGTCTTTTTTATCATCTGTTTTTTCAATTTCAGATAACTTTTGACTTTTCTTTGTAAATTCTGTTTGTAGAAGTGATGATTCTTTGTACAGCTCATCGGCTGACATTTCTCTACCATTAAAGTAATATACTTTTTCTGGCTTATCATCACCTTTGTCCTCATTTTCTTCTGACTCGGTTTCTGTTTCTTCTTCGTCATCTGATTCTTCATCAGTTTCAGAGTTTTCTGTTTCTTCTTCGTCATCAGAGGCGTCTTCAGAACCACTCTCTGGATAATCCCCCTCAACATCGGACTCATCAAGGGGTGTAAATTCTTCGTCGCCTTCTATTTTTTTATTCATATAAACATTGACTGCTTAGTTTTAGATTGCCCTACAAGGGTTCTTCCACTCCGCTTGGTCTAATTAAAAATTAATTTATTTTTTCTTTGATACCTTTTGAACATTCTTGACCTCTTTTGATACCTTTTTAGATTCTTCTTTTTTGTTAGCGAACTCTGGTTTTAGATGTTCACCTGCTATAATGTTATGCTTTGGGTTTTCCTTTAAGAACTTAGTGTACTTAGGAAATCTATCTTTTTCCATATTATTTTACTTGTGGGATTGATTCACCCCTTGATTTAAATGTATTCCAAATGTTTATTTTTACTTTGTCTAACCAATCTTTTATTCCATTAGTTCCTTCTGCGTAAGTAACTGTTTTAGACCTTATATCATCTTCTTGTGATTGTAGCTCTTTTGGTAGTTCAACATTAACTGTAAATGTTGGTGTTTTTTTACTAGGTACTACCCATACCCTACATTTAGGAGAAATCATTTTGTCAACTAATTCTCTTATACCTTCAGGACACTCATCATCTTCTTTAGCTTTTGTTTCTCCTTTCACTTCAGGAACAAATGGTTTATCAGGGTGTTCTAATTTATCAATTCTCTTGCCTAAAGTTTCAACAACCTTTAAGATTTTATCTTCTTGTTCTGAAAGCATTTTTGATACTTCCAAGATTAAATCTTGTTCTTCCACTGGGTCTTGTGCATTTTTATCTTCTACTTTTTCTGGTGCTTTTTCCACCTTTTTAGCTTTTGCCATATTACATTGACTGCTGTTTATTAGACAGCTTGGTCTATTACCTTGGCGATGATGTGTTCAAAGCCAAGAACTTTTAATTTAATATCTTTATCTCTAAATTCTTCTCCACCTAAGTCATCTATAATGATTGTGTCCCCTATTTTCAAATTTAGCCTTTTAAGCTCGTCTTCATTACCTGTGGATATGATTTTGCCTTTTGACTCATCAAACTCGTCAGACCGTTGTATCAAGATACCACTATCACTTTTTGTTTCATTCTCCTCTACCTGTATCATTATCCTATCCCCTATTGGTTGTAAATTCATATTATTTTTTAGGTGTATAAATTCCACTTTCATTTGCTTGTACCAATAATTCCATAGGAACTTTAAACTTTACATTAGTCATTATGGTTTGACCTTTTTTCATATCATTATGCAACTGTAATTTAATAGTCTTGTAAAATACTTTTAGTTCTGTTGTTTTAACAGGGATAAGTTTTTCTTTCATCTCATCATTTGAGATTAACCAAGCTATTACCCATATATGGCTAGGGTCAATTACTCCTGTTTTCTTTCCTACTTTCCAATTAACAGTCCAGTTATCACTTTTAGCACCTTTCTTTGGTGGTTTCATTTCTATTTTCAACTCTCCACAATCAAAGGACTTCTTTTTTTGTGATTCGGCTTCGGTTATTTCACCTTGACCTATCTCTGTAACGCTATCTTTTAAATTATCTGGTATTTCGCTCATAAGTTTTTGTTATTATTTTATCAATATCATTTATTGTATCTAATAATTCTCTTTTTCTACCCTCATTATCTGCACAATTCCATATAGTTTCAAATTCATTCTCTCCTTTCATTTGTCTAGCACTAAGTCTGTTAGCTCTTTTTTGTAAATAATCTTTAATAATCTCTCCGTGTTCTTCTAATACTACTTTTAAATTTCTCATACTATTTACTTGCTTTACCAAATAAGTTAGCCATTTTACCAACTATGCCTGTATCAGAGCCTACTTTGTCCTTAGAAACGACTGTAGGGGCTTGTGGGGGCTGTTCTGGTGTATTCTCTGGTACTATCGGTTGTCCTGTAATAGGGTCAATTTGTGGCTGTTCTTCTTCTGGTCTTAACCAACTATCAGGAAACCAATCTTTCTCATCTTGATTATGAACTTCAAGTATCATCCTTGCTGGTTTCTCTGCTACCTCTCTAGGCATTTGGAACATTGGAGTAACTAAGTTAGACATTTCTACTATCTGTTTCTTTTCTAGTTCAGGACTAGGCAATATTACACTCTTAACATCTATTTCAACCTCTCCATCAAATCTAACTCCTTCAGGAGATAATGGGAAGAATTGAATATCTTTTGATGGTACTATATTATCATCTTCATCTTTCTTTAATCCTAAAGGTATTTCTTCATATACTTTACGTTGTACTATTCCTCTTTCTAAATCAACTTTAAATAATTCAGGATTATCTTCATAGATAGCCATTATAGCTTCAACTTCAATAGGGTCTGTAATTGTTTGGATTTCTTGTACTGTGGCTAGTGATTGAATTATATCCATTCTATTATGTGCATCTGAAGTCAGAGCAAACTTTAATCCGTCTAAAGGAGAATATAATCTTCTTGCAGAAGCATTTTTAATCTGTTCTATCTCATAGGCTGTTTTGCCAGATATAGCTTCACCACCTAAAGTCTTAGAAAATGTATTAGCATCAATATCTTCCTTAACCATTTCCATTTTCTTATATGTTTCTGCACTATTGCCAGGTACTTCTAAAAATTTAACCTTTGAAGGGTCTAATACTTGTTGTCCTTTGCCAGGTCTTAATGTTAATACGCCATCTTCTTCATTAGTTCCGTCATAGAAGAAAGTCTTGTAGATAGACAATATCAACTGGTCAACACTCATATTGTTGACTTTATCGTACAAGTTTTTATCTTGTTGGATAATTTCAACTAAACCAATACCATCTATTGAGTTACTATCTCTTAAATTCCATATAGCGTAATTAAGTGATAATTTATGATTTTCATTAGGAATTGGGTAAGCATCTAAGACTTTACCATTATGATAGATTACAAATAAGTCTTTAGCTTGGTTTTCGTAGAAGTATAGTTTATATAATCCTGTTCTTTTGTTCTCTTTACCATCATTATCAGTAGCACCACCTTCACTTAATTGAGTTATATCACAATCAGGCAATATAGCTTTTACTTCTTCCTTTGTATAAAACTCATAATAACACCAATCTTTCATACTCCAAGGGTCAAATACTTCTGAACCATCATCCCAATATACTTGCCAGTTATTTAAAACTTTAAACCAAGGACCTCTGAATACTTTTGTTTCTATTTCATCGTACTTTTCATTCCCTTTTTCATCTATATCTACTAAATCTCTTACAGTTTTAGTTTCATTTCTTAATTTAGTACAACTAAAAGCAACACCATACTTTGCCTGATTATATATAAACCTATTAAGTTTATAATGGAATAACTCGTTGTTTAAACTCCAATCATATAATTTAGCGTGGAAGTGTGATATTGCTTGATTACCTCTTACTTTACTTTTAAATGTTGCTTTAGGATTTTGTTCTGCTAGTACCGCTAGAGCAATATTAATCTTTGTATAAGGAGTTAGGCTAGAGTTATCTGTTTGCCAACTATCTGTTTTAAGATTAACTTTGTTATTTCCATAGTTTTGAGCGTATTGTTTTCTAAGTGTTTGTATTTTTAAACTCTCATCGGCGTTCTTCCAACGAGCTTCTGCTCCAATCTCATTTCTAAACTTAATCATTACCTTAATTCTATCAGGTACAAATTCAGCTTCTTTTATAAATTTTTTATGTTTATTTATCATATATTATAGAAATTTTGTAAATCTTTATTTTTTCTAGCTTCTAGTCTTTCTTTAAATCGTTGTTCTAGGCTTTTCATTTTTAACTCATCATAGTCAGGTAGTGCTTTTTTATTTCCTAAGTTCCAATAACTTATCATAGTAGCCATAACTGTGTCATCGTGTCTTCCACTGGTAGCCCCATAAATATAACTATCTCGTGTTTTCTTATAAGTGAAAGAGCCTAATTCACTTTCTAATATCTCATTATCCTGTAATAGTATTTCTTTCTTATCACATATCATTGAGAAATTGCTTACTAACATTGCTTTACTTGAGTTTGATGTAGTGAAGTTCTTTACTATTATGTTGTGTTTTTTCTCACTACTAGCCCATTTCCATATATCATCAAATACAGGACTTCCTACTCCATTACCTTCAATAAGCAACTCTACTGCGTTATCGTTCTCTCTTAGGGAATAATCTAGTGCTGTTTGTTTAATTCTATCTTTTATTATAGTCCAATCAACTTGGTTAAATCTATCCATTCTTACTTGATTCCAATCGTGTTTATCTACTACGCTTAGAACTGTATAATCTTCCATTTTAGCAAGGTCAATTCCTATCTTATACTTATGACTTTTCTCTGCTTCTGTCGTTTCTAAAGTCATTAAATCCTTATAGTTTTGGAATACTGAACCTGCCGAGCCAACCCATTTACATAAATACTCTGACTTAAATACATTATCAGGAACACTTGCTTTAATATCAGCTAATTCTTCAGGGGTAAATATATTAGTATCTTCTGCTGATATTAGTTGTCTATACCAGCCTTTTCTATATCCTGCTTTAACAAATAAATTATAAAACCAGTTTTGCCCTCTAGGATTTCCTTCAAATATTGCAACCCCTTTGTTAAGAGTTAAAACAGGCTCATAAATGCTAGTCCATACTTCCTCTTTGTGGTCTCCTGCTTCTGTTAAGTGTAATACTTTTACATTACCACCACGTTGAAAATTAGGTTGGTCTGCTCCATCTAAATACCAAATGCTACCATTCTTTAGTGTTATCTTTAATTCTGTTTTATTTATTTCTTTTATAATTTCCTTAGGAACTAATCTAAACAACATATCAGGGTCATCCCATATAATCTCTTTAGCCTGTTTTCTTATAGGAGCTAGTGTTTTGCCAATTATTTTAGGATTACTAGCAAGATATTTAAATACTTCTCCTATACTTGTTGTTGTTTTTAATCCTCTACGATGAGCAACAAATATTTTTCTTTTATCAGTATTATCTAAGAACTGTTTGTGCAAAGGTAATTCTTCTGTTCTACCATCAGGGAATTTATAAATAGGTTCTATTCCTATACTTACTTCTGACATAAATTATACTTTTCAGAGTTTACTATCTTAATTGTTAATTCTCCTAAGCTATCAGACTTATCCTCATATTTTCCTTTTAATTTATAGTAATCAGATATTGCTCTCATCTTAACTCCATAGTCTGAATGTTGATTTAATAAAAATAGATGTTGTTTTTTTACATTTTCATCTTCAAATCCCCCATCTTCCAACAATTCTCTGATTCTATCTATTACCTTAATATTACTTAATAACTGAGAAGTGGCAGCACAAGCTGTTTTATACCAATTAGGTTTACTTCTATCTATCTCGTAAACTTCTAAATAACTTTGTACTCCATTGCCGAATAATTCTTTTTTTCCGTTTATATAAAGCTGACAGAATTTCTCTTGCCTTTCGTTTAACTTATATTTTTTATCAACTTTTACCATATTATTTTATCCTCTCTTTTTAATTACCAAATATTCTGTATAAGTATAACCATTAGTGCATTTTATTGGTTTCTTTTTTATATTAATCGTGATAACATTTATTATTTTTAAATCGTATTCTGAACTTATAGGGTTTTCCACAATAATTACATATATTACTTGTAGCTCTTTTATCCCATTCTTCTACTACTTTCTTATTTTCTTCTCCTACAGGAATTATACCTCTTAGATTTCCTTTATATATACTTCTCTCACTTGGATTCATATAATTCTAACTTACTCTGGTCTATTATTTTGCATATTAGTAGACTTAAATCATTTTCTTGTACTACTTTAGTATAAGCCCCTTTAATATTATCAAATTCTCCTAGTGATTTATAATAAACATTCTTTTCTTTATCTATCTTATAAGAGTTTTTATCTATTACTATGAAATTCATAGATTCTTTATTATCCAAATTATTAGTTTTATTTTATATCTTAGTGAACAACCTAATTCACTTATTACTTCCCCTGTATTAGTGTTTATTATTATTGGAGCTTTTAACATAAAATTCATATTCAATTTTACAAACAGGGCAGAAACATAATCCTTTCCCTTCTCTTAAAGCTAAATAATTACTACATTTAGGACATCTTCCTGTTAAATCTTGTGGTTTTTTAATTTCTTGTTTTACTTTTTTCATATTCTAATTGTAAGGCATTTCGCTGTTGTGTTAATTCGTTTATTCCTACTATTACACAGATTTATTTAAGGATTTAGAAAGCCTTAGCCTTTTAGTCCTCCTATAGTTTAGTATATGTGGAGTAACGATGCGGATAACTTTATGATTCGTCCCAAAATGCGTTACAATTAAAAAACAAAAAGAGAACAAAAAATTGCCTCTTATAGTGAGATTACTGTTGATTCTTGATTCCACATAAGTTCTGAAGTTATGGGAGTTTAGGTTTCTCCTAAATACCGCACATCTGACTCTACTATAACGACCTTAGTACCAGACTAATCCAGTTATAAGTATCTAAGTGAAGTACAATGCTTTAGATGTGGGATATTCAGATAATATATTACTTATAGTATACTCTTTTAATCTTTTCCTTGCAATCTTGGTAAGCCTTTTTTGTCCACAGGTAATTGTTCTGGTACTTATCAAGTAGCGTGCCTACTAGCCTATCTAGCTTATCATAAATTATCATTACATCAAAATCTTCTACATATTCAATATTAAATCTATCTAAAAATATTTTTCTTTCTTTCAATTCTTTTTGCAGTTTATTTATTCTTCTTCTAGTGTTTATTATTTTCCAAGACATAGTGCAAGCATTAACTATGAATTAAGTTATAGTATATGAATTAAGTTTTATTGTTTAGTTAAGTTATATTAGAGTTTGTTGAGTCTTATTTTCTTCTATTCGTTCTTTAGCTATATTAAAATACTTTTCATTAAGTTCAATTCCTATAAAATTACGGTTTAAGTTTTTACAAGCAACTCCTGTTGTCCCTGAACCCATGAATGGATCAAATACTGTTTCATTCTCGTTGCTTGATACTGTTATATATTTTGTTATTAATTCAATCGGTTTTTCTGTTTCGTGTCCATATTCTTTAGGGTGCTTATATGATTGTATTTTTGCATAATAACTTATATCACCTTTGCCTTGTTTATTTACGACCTTGTTCAATGCTCTACCTTTTCCATATATTCTTATTATATAGTCAATATTACTTGTGTAAAATTTTGTGCTTATAAGACTATGTTTCATTCTATCCCATATTAATAAATCGTATTTTAACTTATTTTCTTGTGTCCATTTAAGATAAGAAACTATCTGTAGCTTAGAACAAAAGAAATACCCGTTAAACGACCCATTAAATAACTTCTTAGCCATGTCCAATAGTTTATATATATTGTTTTCGTCAAAATCTCTCATACTTGTATTAACATAACTATCTACCTTATAACTTCCTGTATTAATTCTTTTAGATTTCATACCACCTTTAACGTGCAAAAATGGTGGGTCTGTTATAATTGCATCAACCTTAACACCTTGCTCAATTAACCTGTCCATTACCTCTAAACAATCACCTTGATATATTTTATTCAGCTCCATATATTTTATAGTTAATTAATTATTTTTCTATTTTCTTTCCAGTCTTAGGACTTCTAATTCTGAAATCAAAAGCACATTTAGGACATTTCTCTGTTTCCTTTGTTCTACTTGCACCACATTTTTCGCATTTTATATATCTCTCTTTCATATTATAGTTAAACTAAAGAATTAAATTTGTTTTCATACTCCTCTATCATAGCTTTTAAGTCTTGAGCAGTCCACTTTTTAATTTTATTTCCATCATCTATAAGTTCTTTAAGCCATTCAACCCCATAAGTGTTTAGGAGAAATTCTGTATAAGCAGGATAGTTACCAGACTTACAAACATTACATCCATAGCAGTTAGGGTGGCAATTCCTTTCATCCCATCTAGTTGAGCGACTTGCTCTCCCAACATAATGAGCATTTTGAGAGTCTTTCCAGTGCATTACTTTTCCACAACATACACATCTTACCATTCCTAATTTATCACTTGCTTCCTTTCTTATGTATTGTGAGAATACTGCATCTAGTTTTTTTGTTAAAACACTTGGAGAGTTTGCTTTCTTTTCTTTCTTTCTTTTCTTAGTAGCTTTTTTTCTTACAAGGAGATTTCTTTTAGCCTGTTTTGCATTTGATATTCTTAATTTCTCTTTTCTACATTCGGGACAAAGCCTTGAAACGATTATCTCATTTCTCCTAAAAGGTTTAAATTCTGTCTTGCAAGTTTTACATTTAATTGTTTTCTTCATACTCTATTTTTAATTTGTTGTACCATTTTTTAAAAGCGTATATAAATATTCTTATCATATTGATAGGCTAGTTTGTAGTTTAGCATTTGCTATATCTTCTTGTATTTGGTGATATTTCGCACTGTGGTTATCTTTTAAGGGTTGAGTGGTATGAATAGACCTTTTGAGATAAAACTGTTCTTCTGGGGTCTTAGAATACTGAATAAACTTTGTATTGCCTATCGTCTTTATTCTCTTAAAAAGTGGGTATTCTCTCTCTAGTATTTCTCCAGTAAATCTATCTTGTGCTGACATAAGCCTTAAAGCTCTGTTGATTGAGCCAGGCTTTGCAACCCCACCTTTCTTTTGTGGAAAGCTTAATCTTTCTAAATCCCCACCACTAATCCAAGAGTTACCTATTCTGTCGTGTATTTGTTTTTTTAGGCTCATATAGTTTATCTTTTTAGTTTTTTAAGAATATCACCTTGTAACATTATAAAAGTTCTATTATCCATACCTTTATGGGTTTTATTAAACTCTAGTAAGTCATATTCTTCCACTTTGTTTATAATGTCTTGTTTTTGTTTTCTGAGTTCATTTTCTATAACTTCAATTATTTCCTTTTTTGTTTCGTTAGTAAATGTTTTTAAGGGGTATTGATTTTTAAGTTCTTCTCCCCATTTTGTTTTGTTAATCATATTATTCTCCTAAAATATCTTTAATTATATAGTTCTTTAAGGTTTGTTCATTAGAGCAGATGTTGTAGAATAAACCATCATCTAAATCTTTCTTAAGTTTTGCAATTACTTTCTCTTCTCTTTGTTTAATAGCCTTAGGTACAAATTCTTTTAGTCTACTTTCTAAATCAACTCTCATAACTTCTGGTATCTCTACTTGTTTATCTCTCCAACAATAGACAAAATCTCGGCATATTACCATTACTTGTTTGTATAATTCTTCTTCCATACTTATTGTTTTTTATTTAATTAAATTATTATCCTTTAAGTAAATAAGCACTTTTGCCATTGCATTAGATAAATTTTCATCACCTACAAATATTTTACAACCACTATCTCCACTACCTCTATAACTAACCTCCCATTTTTTAACATCTTTTGTTATTTCAAAAAAATAATGTGTTTCATAATCTGTTGCCTGTGCTTTTTCGTCAAGTCTGTCTGGCAACATTTCTCCTAATTCTGCGACTGTATAGGCAGAACACCATTCTTTATGTAGACTAAATGTTGCTTCGTCTCCTGTTGCTGATTCGCTATCTCTTAAATGATACTCTTTATCGTTGTGTAGTTGCCACCAAAAATAACTCTCTTGCTCAAATCCTAGTTCCTTTAATTTCTTAGCAAGTTCTAGGCTTACTACTTGTTTTTCTAATTCCATTTTGTTGTTATTTACTATAATGATTTAAACTTTTTATTCTTTAATAGATTAACTTCTTATATTTTTTAATTTATAGCTTTTTAAAGTATTGTATTATTTCTATCATTTCGCCAAAAAATAGATTCCAACTCTTATCTCTCTCTTTACATTTAACTAGGTATTGATAGGTTTTTTCATCCATTCTAAAACCTCTTACCTTGTAGGATTCTTTCTTTTTCTTCATATTAGTGTTTTTTGTATTTTATTATCTTCTAATCTTTTTTTAGCAATCTCGCAATATTTCTCATCTAATTCTATTCCAATAAAGTTTCTTTTAAGATTTTGACAGGCGACTGCTGTTGTGCCAGAGCCTATACAATTATCAAGAACTAAATCTCCTTTATTAGTATATGTCTTTATTAGATATTCCATTAGTGCTACTGGTTTTTGAGTTGGGTGTAAACTACCTCTTCTTATTTTATCAAATGTTATTATGTTAGTTGGATTCTTGTGCGTGTATGTCTTTTTTAATGCCTTTAAATTTTGATTATTTGTTGTTTCTCCTTTTGACATTCCACCACCTTTTATAGGTTTATCTCTTAATGTCATTTGAGGATTATATACTGTTTTCCCATCACAAAAAACACTAATAAGCTCACTTCTTCTCATTGGCTGAAATCTTGCATAGCTCATTCCTGACGGTATTTTTTTATCCCAAATCCAATCATACTTATAGTTCTTAATATTACTCATTCTTAAAGCACTACTAAATGGTTCACTCCCAAACAATACTATTGCTCCGTTTGGCTTTATAATTCTATTAAGGTTTTGCCACATCTCATTAAAAGGAATAACTGTATCCCACTTACAAGCAGTCGTTCCATAAGGTAAATCACACAAAATCATATCAATACTTTTATCTTCAATATCTTTCATTACTTCCAAACAATCGCCGTTTATTATTTTATTTATCATATTTTTAATGTTTAAGTGTAAAAATAAATTCAATATTCCTTACAAATTTTAACCAAACAAAATGTATATAATATGTTTTAATATAACTATATCGATTACTTTTTATAAATATTATGGTTGGTAAAATATATACTTCATTTTTATCTGTTAACTCATCTTTATAAAACCAATTTATAAAATTAAATTTATATTTATCTTTCATACTTTTTTAACTGTTATATTATAATATCCTAATTGTTTGCCAAATTGTTATATAGAGTATTTAGTAAGTTAGTCGTTACTAGTTTTTTCTTATTTTCTATCTCACCCATATATGTTGGGCTTATTCCCATTTTTTTCGCCATCTCTTTTTGATTTAAACCGTTCTCTTTTCTCCAAATTATAATCTTATCAGCCATATCATTTTTGTCCTTCTTAAGCTGTAACTCCGTGCAAAGCAGATACTCTGCGTAATGTTCTAAGTCCATATGTTTGTAATTTATATTTAATTAGTATGTTGAACTATCTTCTACCTCTCCAATTAGATGTTTTGCTGTGGCATTTTAGACAAAGGTACTTTAAGTTTTCTGGCTCGTTAGTACCACCGTCTTTTGTAGCTATGATGTGATGAATCTCTAAATATCCACTGTACCCACATTCTTCACACACTATTCCCTTTTCCTTTCTAACCAACATTAGAAAAAAGTTATTCCAAGATAAGTGTTCCTTTAGTTCCTGTAGCTGGAAGTAGGTTTCATTTGCCAAGCGAAACCCTCTAACAGGATAAATTAAATCTTTCTTTCCCATAAGTTTTATGTTGAACATTTGTTTAACTATACCCCCATCCCCTTACGTGTTCCTTTTCTTCGAGTGCTTAGTGTTAGTTGTGTATGTGCTAGTCTTTCCTTCCCTTAAAAAGTAAGGGTCTTGTTAGGTTATTTAATCACTCGTGAGAATGAGGTATCCGCAGTGCTATCTCCTATCTTCTACTGTTTTAATTCCTAGATAGACCTTTAGCAGGTGGGGGGAGGAATAATAAAAATATATTAGAGAATAAAATTGGGAATTTTACTTTAAATATACTCTTAATTGGTTTTGGGCAGTTCTTTATAATTAACTGGGTATAATTTCTATTGTCTAATATTTTTGGGAATGTCAAACATTCCTTTTGATTCTTCTATTTCTTTCTTAACTATTGTTTTTGGTGTTTTCTTTTTCTTTCTATCTTTGCCAAATAATTGTGTTCTGTATTGTTCATTTGCTCTAGTAACTCTTCTTAATTCATCTAATATTGTTTTGTTGTGAAATTCTGAATAAGCCTTTACATTATCGGATAAAAAAGAAAGATGACCGTTGGTTAGTTCCAAGTCCATCTTTCCAAATCCTTCGTAAATTGATTTTCTAAATTCTTTTAAGTTCATATATATAATTAAAAAACATCAAAATGATATTGTGCCGTGTTCCTTCATTGCAAGGTCTCTGCAAATGCAGAACACAACATCATTTTAATGTCTTGGGGCAATGATTTACACGTCTAAGTTGTTCCAGTGCTTTTACTATACACCAGATAGAAAAATAAGTCAACCCCTTTTCTACTCTTTATAGCCCTTTATTTATGGGGTGAGGGGGATAAGTTTATTTTTTGGATTTAAAGTGTTCTATTATAAACCACAAATCTTTTAGCTCTAATTGTTCATTAAAGAAATCTCTTAAATGGTCGTTCATATCATCTTCATCATTATTACACCACTCAATCCACTTATCTATTTTGTTTTTTATTT